ACTGTTCGACTTGGCGCGGCGACTCGGTTTCCGGCGGAATCGCGGTCAAGGACTTGGCACCCTGCGAAAGACTCACGCCACGCAAATCTACGAGAAGGAGGGAGAGTACGCTGCTGCGGAGTCTCTCGGTCACGTTGGCGGTACGCGAACCGTCAGAGCGAATTACATCGACTCAAGGTCGATCAAACAGGGACGGTTGCCGCCGGAGGTCGCCTAGGGAGGTGGTGGCGGGAGCACGTTCACCGTGACTGGGATTGGATCGGAGTATTCGTTGCCGCTAAAAGCTCGAACCGTAAAGGAGAACGAACCCGGCTCATTCATGGCTTCATGTTCGGCAGAGATGTTGAAAATGTTGGTTGCCGATCCTGCTCGCTCAATACGAACCCGCAAGTTTTTAGGCAGAAACTTATTATTGGAACCCGTTACGAGTGACGCAACAAACAATCCTGTGCGATCCCCGCTTGCGCCGTCGATCGTCACGGCTGCGGTCACGAACGTGACAGGGTTTGTCATCGACAGCACGATCGGGCTTGGAGATACAGTGGGCTTTACGCTGACGTGCCAGCCCTCGACGGGCACAGGAAATTCGCCGCCGTAGTACATCATCCAGTAAGTGTATTGTCCGCCAGCCCAGACTGAGATAAGACCCGGCACTTCCCCCCAGGCATAACTGCGAAGAGCACCATCGGCCTGTCCGTACGGTCCATATACACGGCTGAGTCGGATGCGCGGCTCAACGGTCCAGTAGTCATAAACGGCCGTACCTATTCGCGTCTGAAACCCACGCCAAGCCCAAAGCGCATCGCTTATGATCGGTGTAATCGTCATCGCCGCAGAAGGAGTCCGCGACAACACACGCATTCGCAGTCGATCGTATTTTTCCGTGGTTGCGATAGCTGGCACATCGGACAATGGATGCGATGTGAAGTTAGCTACCTCATACCCGGTCGCGGATGACTGACTTTCCGCTTGCGTCATCGGAGTGAGGATTAGTCGTGAATCCGAACGCACCGTCTCGCCCATGTGTGTCGGCGTCGTGTGCTCTCGCTCTAGCACGGTTGGTAAAGCGTAGGGATAGTTAATTTCTCTGTCATCCGACTCAGTGGTTGTAAAAACTCGAGCCGACCAACCCAGAGGGCAAAACATATTTTGCGAGTTTATTCGCTCGGAATATCCTAGCATCCGCTGCTTCGGCTCACCCCATGTAGGCGCTGCGGGTTGCCATCGAAAGCGATGCCAGCGATATTGCGACTGCGACGGCAGATCCGCTTTCACTCCAGGCCAGTTGGAAGCCATACTGGATACGGTTGTAGTGTCGCCTGCGGTCACTGCCGCCTCAAACGCTGTCAGATCGAATGTCGGATGACCGGGATATTCGCCAGCTATCCAAGCGACATAAGGTTCGGTGATTGCGACATCTCCAGCGAATGAAATGTTGTTGGTAGTTGCCGTGCGATGCTGTGTTGCTGTCGCGCTTGGCGGTAGTGCTATGCCTCCTCCAGCCCCGTCGTCAATCCATTGCCGTCTCCATGTCTGAACAACGAACGTACTGAATTGCAACATCTTACAGCGCGTCATCATGCGCAATTCTTTTACTCCACCTTGCGAGTCTGCCCACGCCCATCTTTCACGAACACCATCGCTGAATCCGCTACTAGCAGGCGCATCGCGATCAAGCAAAAACTGATAAGTTCGCGTCTCGATAATGTTTTCCATCGCGCCGTAGGAATCTCGCTGTGTTTGCACCCAAAATCGGCCCGTGGCTCCTAGCGTTGTTCCTAAGTTATTTTGTCTATACCCGCTAATGCGGTGTAAAAGCGTCGACCATTCTGTGGATAGAAAGTTTTGACCCCAAAGCGGCAAACCTCCCCACGACAATGTATTTGCTGGTGGCGAACCCAGGGTCGCGACGCCGATTACGTCGTCTCGAATTATGGGCACGGTAGCGCCTTGAAGCGTGTTCATATTCCAGCCTGTCCACTCGTTTGTCGATGGATTCAGGTATCTGTACGAAAACTCAATTGAAGAGTTTTGGCGAACGCTGTAAGAGTCTGGGGGGTCGGCAAAAAAATGGTTTGGAAACGATCCTTGCAGCGTTGATCCACGCCAAGGCCAATCTGCCGTGCTTGGAGACCCGGTGTAGTACGCTCGCGATGCAGTACCAGAGCGAGGGCATGCAGTCTGCACCCCAGGCGCGCGAGTCCACGGCTCGGAAGCCTCGAATGTCGGAGTAATCGCACTACTTGGAGGTAATGGGTACGGACTCGACGAGGCGGAATACCCCCACGTCTGGATGATACGATCATGGGGTTTAGGAATAGAAATCGTACCAAAACGAATACCTCGAGCGGAAATTGCGACTCGCAAATGTCGACGATTTGTCTTTGGCGATTCGTTATAAAACGGGGAAACGTCAAACTGGTCCTTCGACAAATTTGGGCCGATGCGCGTCATATCAACTCCACGTCGGCACTGAGCGTGGTTTGCAAAATTACCGCTCGATCGCCATCATGCAGCGCGAGCACAAAATCCCCCACGTCCAACCACGGGAACAGACCTAACTTATCCTCTACGATGACTGGTCGCGGATTGTGGCTGTTGCTAGCCGATCCGCCCATATTGACATAGTTGGCTGCTTTCCAGCGACCAGAGTGCGGAGCGGAATATGCGCCGATGTAGACGCCTGCCGTGCTTGTTTTGTCGGTAATCTGAACCAGCATTGCCCCCCACTGCGGGCTTGATGCAGACGGGATCCTCGGCCACATCGGAACCGAGTCGTCTCGAAGGTCGACGATGGTGCGTCCCTGCTTGTAGGTGACTCGCGATACTTCCGACCCGAGTGGAACAACAAAATAGCCGCCCATCTCGATACGTTCAGTCCTGCGCGATGCGCGGAAGTAGCCTGCGATCGTGCGCTCTGCCGCCTTTACGCAACGCTCGTATGTCGCAGCCTGCGTGTCGAGCATCCCCTGCGCCGCCGACAATCCGAGCCCCACAAGCGATCGCAGCACGATGGGAGGCATGACCAACGACGAGAAGTGCATCATGCCGCCTGCGCCGAATGGCGTTGGTTGATAGAACGTCGGCTGCGTGAGCCCTAGTCCCGAGATGCTATTCACAGGGAATTGAACGAACGGAGAAACGTAGTCCGGTCGCATACGAAAACCGAATCGATCCAAATAAGGGACTAACCAAGTCCACTCCAAATCCTCGTATCGCTTGACGATATACCGCTTGGCTGGTGTGCCGACATTCAGCGCCGCTTGAAGGTTGGCTTGCACTGTACCGGCTAGTTCGATGTGCCACCGCCCAGGGAAACTTTCCAGGTCCGCCCAAATCACCGTTCCTGTCATCGCTCCGAGAGTGCGCAACCGGTTGGGGAGGTGACTGTTTCGCGTGTATTGGTGGAATCCGACAGATGCCGCTTGGCGCACGCTCTGCGCTACGCTTTGGTGCAAAGTGAACTCGCCCAGCTTGTAGTCGGCACCCTGTAAGAGTGTCGGATCGATCGTTTCCGCGACGTGGTACTCGAGAAGAACAGTAGGGTCTTGCTCTTGATTCGTTACACCTTGGTTCTCGTAAATACTTTCGGCGTCCGTGATTGACGACCAAGTTGAAGGAGGATTGCGCAAGTCGGCAAAATTAAACGAGCCGACCACAAACTCGATTTTAACCACGTTCAAATCGACGAACTCTGCTCGTCTTGGAACCAGGGGGAACAACCGCAACTCCGTGTCTGGTCCGCCGTCATCGGTTCGCGACGTGTCTCTGACAATACACTCAAGAGTCGCTTCGACCTGATTCTTGAGTATCTTGGCTGCGTCCTCTTTCTTGACGCAGACATGCACCTCATGGAGCCCAAACCGCTGGAGGATCACTTGGTTCAGCACCGACTTGCCCTTGGCGATGAAGACGCCATATTCCTTTTTCGGTGATCCCGTCGATTCGCGAATGATGATCCGTTGCTCAACGCTAGGCATACACCAGTCCCCTCGATCCGAAATTGGGGTTCGGCCGTACTTGTTTTAGCACCTCGGCAATGCGGAACTCAGGCGAGATTGGCGGCTTGCCCGTCCGCAGCCATTCCTTGGCTTCTCGCACTCCCGCGCGAGCGGCTGCTTCGATCGTTAACAAATTCACGCCGCATCGGCAGTTGTAGTCCCATGGAGGCGTGAAGTAGTCCCACACGGGATCGTCCCGCCGGAAGACGTTCGTGCCATCGAGCCCTAAGGATTCCATCTTGAGGTGATCGTGCCGAACGCGACCGTCTCGGATCGCATCGTAGGCTTGGTACGGAAAAACGTCCGCAACAATCGGGTTCGAGGCGAGCGTCTCTCGCCCGTCTCGGAACGCGGCCTGGAGGTTGGTCCGGTAGACTGTCTCGAGGTGATGGGGGGCTAGCGGGGATCCGCCCAGGGTTTCCTCGACGGCTTTCTCAAACCCGCCGAGGGATGTCCCTGTGTCGATTTCGTAGACCAGGGCGTGCCGGATGTGGTCGATGGTATCGGTGGCGATGGGAGCGGTAATAAAAAAAGCCCGGTCCTTGATGTCTTCGGAAGCGGCTTCCCATTGGGCTCGCGTCATCACGTTTCGCTTTGCTAGCCGCTCTGCTGCCTTCTCGATGAGCAAGAACCGCAACCCGTTGTCTGAGTCGTCGTAGAACGTGAAACGCGGGAATGGGGGCGTTGGTGGCTTTTGGGGCGGTGGATCTCGGCGAATGGTCGTCTGGATTTCCCTTGCCAGCCATGCGGGAAGTTTCCGATACAACCCGTCTATGCCCGACACCCAAGCGTAAAGCCAATAATTTGCCAGATGACGATAGGCAAACTCGTCAAATCGGAGAATCGGATCGCGAATTGCCTGAAGAATCCGAGGAACAGGTAAATGTCGCTTCTGGAGCAGGATTCGGAGGATCCGTGCCCGCGTCGCCGCCGCTGCTCCCTCGGCTCCAATCAGGCTCCGACCGATGATGCGGTCCAGTAGCGATGAAACTTTTCGGCTGTCTCTTCGATCGTAACTAGCCATCCTGAGACCGAACCTGACGGGATGTGCGGGGTCATCGTTTGCCACCGTCGTAGGATTTTTGGCAAACACCAACAGTCCCACCTGTACTACTTCATCGGCGGACAGGATTTGTTTCCGGTGATCTCCTCGCGGGTAAAAATACTGATGCCGTTCCGGATCCATACCGACCTGAATCCATTCTGGGTCGTTTAACGCTGCCTCGGCAACTCGGTGACACTCCTCGGCTGACTTATCTTTCCATCTGCCTCGCATGACTGCGAACGTGCTTTTGTTTCTCTTGCCGGTCGCGTAGTCTTCTGCCATCTCATGCACGCCGAACGTCGCGTCCGAAATATGCGCAGCTAGTTCGTATCCGATCCTCGGCCCAGCTTTGTGAAACTCCTTGCTACGCTCGTTGTCGGTGCGAGGGCGATGCACTGCGACCACGCCGACGCCGGATCCAGTGAACGCCGGAATATCAAGCCGCAAGCCTATATCGTCTCCCTCGGATAGCTGTCTCCGTGGAACCCCGAAGTATTGCCTTGCATCTTCCTTCAGCGCTGCGATCGCAGAACTTTCCGGCATCAACGGCGGGACGGACTCATATTCCGTCACAGGCTTATACCGATCGATCGCTTCTGCGTATGTTTCGAGATCCGCATTTTCTTGCCGTAATTTAGTGAGTTCCGATACTCTTTTTGTTGCTTGCTCAAATGGTAGCGTTTTGCGGTTTTTTCCGTACCAAGACAAGACTATCCATTCGTTTTCGCCCATTCCTGGGGCGGGAATACCCATTGCAGAGTCCAGCACATAAACCTTGCCGCCGTTGCGCTTCGCAAACTTCTCCGCTGTGCGTCGGCTCGTTGTCCAGCTTTGTGCTACCTCTCGGTACGTTGCTGGGTCTTTGCTGTCACCTCGGTATAGTCTCGGCGCAGGCTGGCTGTTTCGTCGTAGCGCATGCAGAAGTGCTGCCGCGCGAGCGCGATCAATTTTCGCGCCTCCGCTGTCAGGCAATGCCTTGTTGCGGATCTCGTCGAGCATGTGCAACTGCAAACTACCAACGTCGCTCTTCCATTGCTTCATCGCATCACGCAACAACCCCGCGTGACTTTGCACCCAGTACGGTCGCGGATTGTAGGCGATATGCTCAGACGTGAGCCCTCTTGCATCGCCGAGGTACTCAAATTTCCCTCGGTCGTCTTCCACTGCCTCCCAACGGTGATTTTGGTTGAGGCGGTACGTCCTTCCGTTGATCGTCTTGGTTGTTCCTGGTTGCATCAGTGTATGGTCCCAGGAGGGTACTCAGTGTACGGGAAGTGCTCATCGTGGATCACTAATTTGCTGCCAGACAATTTGTTCTGGAGTCGCTGCATCGTTGCGATCTCGGCTGGGCATGGCTCGGCTGGACCGTAGCCACTGTCAGGCTTGACGAGCAAATTGCACCAGCGCTCGAGCACTGCGTCTTCTTCATTGTTCTTGGCTTCCTCCTCTGGTGTAAAATCGCGATCCATGGGCAAGTGGGACCATCGCTCGCAATCGACCAGCCATCGCATCTTGCCGTCCTGCATTTTGCACAATCGGACGGTGGCGTGATCCGGAAAGCCGTCACCCATCCACAGCACTCCGTAGGTTTTCGCGACGTGCTGTCGGTCTTCGTCGGTCATTTGAACAACCCTTTCAACGCTGCCACGGTGAAATCGAAATGGTCGGGGGACTGCTCTAAAAACTTGATGGGATCGCTCCAAAGGTACTCCAGCCCCCTTGATGTTACCTCGGACGCGGTTTGAGGATAGTATTTACTGTCGTAGGGATGCCCGAAAATGGCTTGCGCGCCGATTTCATGGGGATCGTACGCGCCAGAATTGAAGTTATTTCGCGGTAGTCGATCGACTTTCTGCCCAGAGTCTGCGATTGCCTGCTGCGCAAAGGCTTTCGCTAGCACCGCAATGGCTGAGTCGTTTTCCGCTTCGAGTATATGCCCGACTTCGTGAATCAACGCATCCAATCGCACTTGCGGATAGATGAAAATTTTGTTGCCGAGCGCCGAGGCGCGATCTGGGTAAAACGATGGCTTTTGCGTGTATATCTCCCGCGTTGTCAATACTTGCGCGGTGATCGGAGTCTCGCGGCTTGAGAATAACCGATTGAGAAAGGTTTTCGCGACCGATACCTGAGTTAAAAAATTCACCATGTCGTCCGAAGTGACCGGAATCTCCGCGCCGTCAAACGCTTTTTCGTATGGTATGTCCACCATGTTTTTGCCCGGCTCGGGAACCGGGAACAGTCGATCCATGAACTCTTTGTTGGCTGCAATTCGATGGTCAGCAATTGCGCGATCGGCCTTTTCGGCTTTCTCCATCAATTCTTTTCTTCTGACCAAGATTGAGTCCCTTTCGAGTACAGTCGCTCGATCGAGTGCGCCGGTTGCGTCCAGTGCCTTTTTCCGATCGTTCAAGGCGATGATTTCGGATGTCACGTCGAAAAATTTCGCTTTCAGCAAATCGTACTCGCGTTGGGATTTGCCTAGGAAATCGTCTTTCTCAATCGTGCTTGCGTACAACTCCCGTAGTCGCGGCAGCGCCCGGTCTATGCCTCGCTTGAGCATCTTCAGCGCGTTCGCGTGCCGGTCGCTAGCCATGTATTTTTCGCGGTTTTCGATGTAGTCCAAGGTGGTTTTGGTGTCGTTGTAGCGATCTGGAAGCCAACTGCGATACCGATACTTCCTTACTTGCTCTGTGGTCAACGGTCCTTCCAGTCCTTTGTCTCGCTCCAAAACCACATACCGCTTGAGCGATTCTTCGTGCTCCATCGCCCACTCATCCACAAGCATCGGATTGAACGCATCGTACAGTCGCTTCAAGGGTGGCGTGTTTGGGTCGTCGATAGGGTTCTCGGCGATTTTGTCGAGCGCTCGACGTGCCGCCGCGATCCCGTCTTGCAGCCATGCTTTTCTCCATCCGCTGCGGCCCGGCCCGCCAGCGCGAACAATGGTGTCGATCGCGCTCTTGTTCTTTTTGTAGAACGCGATGTGCTCACTGAGATTATCGTAGTTCGGCGTGAGCATATCGCCCTCGCCTCCAATCATTTTGATGAACCGCTCTGCGATCTTGATCGATCTTTTGTATTTTGCCTCGAGCGACAGACCTTTCCAGAACAGGAACTGCTCGTACTCCATCTTCTCAGGCTTGCTGCCAACTTTGCTATCGTGCTTTGTCGGCTGCTTCACATGCTCCACCGCCCAGTGGTACGCATCGATCTCCTTTTTGCGCTGCATCGCTTTTTCGCGTTCCATCTGCTGAAACACAGAGTCTCGATAGGCAGTTTGCAACACTCCATCGCGATCAGTTGGCTTTCCAATAGCTCGGAATACGTTTCCTGGCACTTCCAGTTCTTGCCGCTGAAACAGTTCGCCCGCTTCCTTGGCGAAGTCGTAGAACGCATCAACTTCACCCGCTGCCGTTGCAAGATCCTTGATGTGCCGAAAGAACTTTGCGCCATCCAAGGGGGTTACGTCCCCAAGAGTCAGGAAGTTGTCTTTTGACTCGATTTTCCGAACCAAAGTCGGCGAGAAGTGCCGAACAAGCATTTTGTCTACCAACGCATTGAATTCATGCACATCGGCTTTTTCCGACTCTGGCTGCGGCTTTCGCCTGCCACGGTCTAGCCGATCGGCAATCTTTCCCATCAACGCCTGTTTATCTTTGGCGCTCGCCTTGATGTTGTAGTCGGTCTTGAGTTCAGCTAACTGCTTACTGGTCAGAATTGCGAGGTGATCGACAAGGGTACGCATGGTTGCATGTCCCCGTCCGCCTACCAGCGCATCCTCAATTTTGCTGCGCGCTGCCGCTACTGCTTCCGGACTGTTCTTTTGGACAAACCTCCCGTTTTTGTCTCTCGGATGCTGAAACGGATCCCATCGGATCGCCATGGTGATCGTGCCGGAGAAAAGCTCATCGAACATCTGCTCCGCGTCTTCGCCGTACAACTCCATCAGAAACTCGGCGATCATCTCGGCTCGCGACATCACCTCGGGATCGTCGCCGTCTTCATCCTCGTCTTCCTCGTCTTCGTCCGGATCGTAAAGGGACAGTCGCTGCACCTGGGGACCGAGCAGCTTGCGATATTCTCGCGCGATGTCTTTGTCGCGGAACTCGCGAAACTCGTCCCAGAACTTCAATGTGTTACGGGCTTCCTGCCGAACCCATCGCGCCGCGTCAAATCGCGAATTTGCCACCGTAGACGCATCCGGATCGCCAAGTTCAGATATAGCCCGCCCCGATAACCCGCTCCTTCTAAGGGCCATTACGACGCTTCCTTGCGTTTTCTCCGCTTGCCGTTTTGCGTAGCGCTGGTTTTTTGTCTGGAGAAGGGCTGGTTCGTCATTGCCTGCGTATTCATTCAAGGCGTCGTCGTGTATCTCATCCGGAATGTAGATATTCGCTGCGTTTACCCACTCTTTGTGCAGACTTTCCACGTCCAGCCCCACCTCCCACCTACTTCCGTCTGGGTCGTAAGCGTCCCGAAACTCGTTCGGGCTCAAAACGTGCGGATGCTTTCCGGTCTTGCGCTGCACGCTCTTTCCAGCGACTGTTGCTGCTGTGGAGAGCGTCCTCAGCATCATGGATAAGCCGCGCTCGTTGCTGCTTGGTGCGGCTGGCTGCGCCTGGTGCCCCTTCGGTGGCAATTTCGCAAGATCCGCGTCGTCTTCGCTCTGCGTAAGCCATGAAGGTAATTCAGCGCCTGGAACTGCGTAATGCGGGTTGCCCTCTCGATCCCATGCGACCGTGAGGAACCCAGCTTTTTTCATTTCTGTTACGCTTCGGCTCACAACATTTGCGAGCGAGACGCCACCGCGACCTTTTACTTCCAAGTCTTTCATGGTTCGCCATGGCGACTTGCTAATCTTCTCCCAGATTCTGCCGTTGGTGCTATTGATGTGCGACTCGACGTGGCTCCCAGCACCGAGCGATTGCTGCTGACGGGTGAAGTGATCCACGACGTGCTTGCGGGAAATCGGATTTTCTTCGATATTTTCCCAGCGATGGTTTTCGTTGAGCCGGTATGTCTTGCCGTCTTCCACCTTCGTCATCCCCGGTCGGAGTGACATGCGAGCTACAGAAAACAACAGGACTTGCCGATAGGCTGAATCGCGATTTTGCTTCCACTGGGCGTTCCTGGCCTCCGTTGCAGCATCGCCAGTAACTCTTATGTCAGCATTAATCTCATGGATCCGCGCGGCTAGCCGATCAACTTTTTCCTTGCCTGCGCCGAGCAGATGAAAATGAGCCTCTGCTCCGAGTTGATTCATCGCTAGATCAAGGATCGATTCGTCGTCCCAAGCGCCCTTGTTGTAAGGTATTCCAAATGCCGTCCGACCGTTGGAAAAGTCAATCGCATCGGTGGCATCTGCGGCGGCTGCGGAAAGGCTGTTTTTGCCTTTCTGGATGGGCACAATCACTGTCGCTCCCATGTTTTGAAATTCCGCAATCGCTTCTGCGTGCTCGCGTTGTAGATCCAATGTCTTTTGTTGATCGCCTCTAAACTCTCCGTCCTCAGTTTTCTCTAGGTGATCCGGCGCGACCACCCACACCTTATTGCGGTGCGACGGCTGCACGCGGCTAAGGATGTTGTGGTAGTTGTCGAAAACCTTGTCGAACTCCACACCCAATCCCTTGCTCACTGTAGACGCTATTCCGCTGTCAACAAAGACCACGTTGCCAGTATTGGCGTGTGACGCGATTCCCGTGATGACCGTCTCGCTGAGTTTGCGTGGTTGCGCGGAAACTCCAATTGCGCGATCGGTTTTCCGATAGTGCGAGATGGCTGCTGGGTCGGCTTGCAGCCCGCTGACGACTTTGTTTTGCGGTTGCCCAGAAGTTTGATTTACGTCAACGTCGTACTGCCTCTCCCAGCGATGATGCTCGTTGAGCCGATACGTTCTACCGTCCTCAACTTTGGTCATTCCTGGTCGAAGACTCATCAGCATATTGCCCGTCGAACGGTCCCAAGTGCCTCGGTTCGCTCTGCTCTTAATTTGATCCTCGCGGAAGGGCACCCACACCTGATGCTCTCGCCCGCCGTGCTTGCCTCCTACGTCCTTGATTCCATCGTAGCCCATCCCCTCGAGGGTTTCTGTCGCCCAATCCGGAACGCGAGTCCAGGCATGTGTCGTCCCACTTGCCCGATCGTTTAGCAAATATGCGTACCAGCTTGGACCATCGATCGTGTTTTTGTCCCATGCGTCAGGATCGCCCCCCGCTGCTTTCTTCGCTCGCTTGCGCTTCGAGGATTGCTCCAGGGCTGCATACACCTCTTCCGGTATGTCGCCAGTATCCAATGGGTTGCGAATATCCAGGTAAACTGGAAACACGCCGGATCTCGATTCGTCCGGATCGTCTATCTCGGCTCCTTTCACGCCAAGCGCCTTGAGCACATCGAGAAATTTGTCTTCTTCGTTGAATAGAGTGCCGCTGCTCAGCCACATTTCGACGGCTGCACGAAGCGCGTTACCTCGAGCCTCGCGCAATTCATAATCTATGCTGGATCGAGACATAATCGACTCTGTTCCTGCGACGATCGGCCCGCTTGCTTCGTCAGGATCGGAGTAGCCCACCGTGTAGAGCGCATTTTTAATGCGGTCCCGTTCTTCAAACGGTAGGTGGAACCACGCTTGGTCGATGTCGACGGGTTTGCGGCTCCCTGGTGGTTGCCATTTGAACCACTGCGCGTAGTCGGAGGGACGCTCTTTCGATGTGTCGTTCTTGTTGGTCGAGTAGCTCGATGCCATTTCCGGATCGTCCGAGAAATACTGCATCGGTCCCGATGTTGCGCGATCCTTGCGAAATCGGTTGCCAACGCGATCGGCGCGTTTCGCCCCATGAAACACCACTTTCGGCTTCCCATCGGCATCGACGACCTTGGAATCTCCAAACCACGCCTTGAACTCTGGGGTCTCTGTGTGATGCACCCCTGGAGTAGATGGTGTGGCTTGTGCGGACTCGACCCGCTCCCAACGATGGTTATCGTTGAGGCGGTATGTCCTTCCGTTTTCCACCTTCGTCGTCCCCGGTCGGAGACTCATCAGTTCCGCTGTCGTCATCCTCGTCTTCTCCTTCGGAATCCGTATCGAGCTCGGCATACTTGGGATCGAAACCGCCCATGTTGTTTTCGCGCAGAAAATCATCCATGAACTTCGATCGTTCGTTTTCCTCTGCCCAAAACTCTTCGGCGCTTGGTCCGCTTGGCTCGGAATCTGGTGCTTGGCTCATTCTAATCCTCCCAAATTTGCGTACCCCCTAACGCGCCGCTGCGGATATGCTCAGGCACGGTAGGATCGTTGTTGATGGTGTCGATAGCGAACTGTGCCAACTCTTGGCGATCGTATTGTAGGGCCTCCTCTGGCATACCAGGAAGTAGCATCGGTGGATTGCCGTTCTTTAGTACCACGCTGGTTACATCGGGATCGTGACCATGCCTCGAGATAAACGCGGCGTGATGCCGTGCTCCGAGCGCATAAGAATCCGCGAACACCTTTGCGTCCACCATACGCCCGTCGTTTTGGTCTTGGGCTCGCTTCACCACACCCCGACCAGGATCAGCCCAAGAAACCTTTGGATCGGCATGGACAAACACGAACGCGACACGCAGCCCGCGTTTTCTAGCCTCCTGGAGAATCCACGGGTTCTCGGTGGCGTTTTGGTCGCCTGCCGAGTCCCATACAACATTCGCTCGTTTCTTTAGCTCCAACGCTTGTGGAACATTTTTGAGTGCAAAACCCTTGCCCGCGCCGCAGCCACCGACCGTCACAAGAATCTCCTGGCCGCGTTCCATCGTGTCCAGGTGATGCAGAAACGCTTTCTTACAGATTGCGTTCGCGGTCTGGTGCAATGCAGTGTTGAGGGTTGCTCGGTTCTTTGATCGGTTGTCTAGGTTCTGCTCCAGGTCGGTGCTTTGCCAGTACGGCGACAACTTTTTGCAGGCATCGGTTTCAAAGACAGGTGCCTCTCCCTCCTTGAGAGATGCTGTAAACAGGATGTGGGCTTTTTCCGCCATGCCGTCTGGGTCTTGCTCGAACTCGTCTGCGAAATGCGACTCTGCGGCTTTTGCTTTCCCGGTCAAATTGGCAAGACGGCGAATCTTTTTCGGTGGCGGTGGAACCTCGAACGCAGGGACACCTACGCGAGCCTGATCCGCTACCCCATCGTGATTAGGATCGTCTTCGACGCCGCTCTTGATGAGATTTGGAGACGACTTCGGCTTTTGCTGTGGCTGGGCTGGCTGCGGTTTCGGCTTGCCGATCGGCGAGTTAGGGTCGTTTTTCAGTTCTTCCATATCCGCGATGCCTTGCGCATCGCTAGTTGTCATGCCCTGCTTCTCGAGCCCGCTAACTCGATTTGCGTACCCTGGGCTAGTACCTGTGCCCGCTCCTGGCATCTTTTGTCCAGTTGCCGGGTCGAACTTGGGTTGCGGCTTGGCTGGCGCGCCGCCTCCCTGCGGCTTTGCCACCATGGAATCCGGCACCGCATCATCCGTCTTGAACAGCAATCCCTGGTTCGGGTCGCCCTTCGTGTCGAACAGGTTCTTTTGGACAGGACCAGCCGCCCGGCGCTGCTGGGCTTCATGGTGATCCTTGAGCGTCCATCGATGGTGCTCGTTGAGAATGTAGGTCTTGCCGTTTTTGGTGATGGTTTTGCCCGGTTGTAGTGGCATATCAATGACTCCTGTTAGTGGTGTTTCTGAGTTTTATTTCGCTCTTCATAGTCTCTTGCTCGCGGCGGATAGATTCCGCCATGTCTTTCTGTCCCATGCGATCGAAATGCGCAATGAGCCGATTCGCAAATCCGTGCGCACGATTCAAATCTTTGTCGGACGCCTTTTGCACAGCGCCTACCACATTGAAATAGTTTTCGCTCGATTCCTGGTCTTGGATTTCATCCTCGCTCATGCCTTTTTCCCGCATTTCTCGGAGCGAGCTAAATAGCTTTGGTGTCCGAACGTCCTTCTGATACAGCCGATAGTTCTTCCACGCTGTTAGGGCTTGCTCCTGCACGTCCTGGTATCGCGTTGTGTAGTATTTCGCGTCCGCTTGCCACTTATCCCACTCCTCTGCGCGTAGCGTGACTCCGTCGTAGAACACGTTTTGTCCGCGATCGAGTGCCGCAATCGCCTCTTCCTTTGATCGGCACTTTTTTACGTCGCTAAGCGCCGACATGACGACAAGCTGCGGCTCGTCCAATGCCGACTCCGACATCACGGTTCGGATCGCTGCAAGCGCGCTGGCCTTTATTTGCTCTCGCTGCTTACGGTTTCGCGCGAATGCGAGGTCCGCTGCGTGTTTTTTTACGGTGTCCGCGACTTGCCCCCGAAGATGGGATTCGCGATCGAATTGCCCGGCTGCGGCGCTGGCTTCATCGGCCTTGCGTTGGTTCTCGTCAACAACCAGGATGTTGCCCACGCCAGCAACGCGATCGGCTCGGCGTTTGTCGGCAAGTGCTCGATAGTCGTTAGCTTCCTTCGACAGTTCGCGAGCGATGTAGGCTTCAATTTCCACCTCCTGGTCGAACGTGTCTTGCTCGTCTTCGTATGCTCCGAAAAGGTCGAAGCCGGATTGCACCACTTTCCCGGCGTTGGACATCTTGCGGGCTGCGGTCTCGATTTCGCGGAGACTCCATTCCTTTCCGTCTTCTTCGCGATCTTCCAATCGCTTGAACAACTTGTCCTGCAACGCATGGTCCTTGAGGTGCTTGGCGACCGCGAGCGCCTTGCCTTCATCGAGCCGTCCCTGCGTGACCATCTGGAACGGCTTTTCGGAGAGATCCTTGAGTATTGCCGCCTGGGCTGCGATGGCTCCCGACATGCTGATACCAGCCTCACGGAAATGATCGACATCGTGACCTGAATCGCGAAGATACTTTGCTGCGTCGATCGCGGATCCTCGACCCTCGGCGATATTGGCTAACGCGCCTTTCGCGCGAGCCTGCGTAGCGTTTTCCGCCTCGATGTATCTCACGTTGAGGTCTTCGGCTCCCAATCGCCGCGCTAAATGGTGGCGATGGTGCCCATTGACGACATAATCCTTCCCGTCCTCGGGATCCCGCCAAACCAATAACGCTCCTGCTAACTCCGGATTCCATCGGCCCGACTCTTTTAGTTCGCCGGTAACACCAGTGTTAGGATCGATGTTTTTCACCTTGTACTGAAATCTTGCAGGATCGACGTGCAACGACCCAACTGGAACCGTGTATACATGGCGGTTGATCGGGCTGCTGGGAGTCCCGTCGCTCCTTGTGCTGCTATTGTCTTCGTCTCGGTCGGCAGCTACCTCCGCCGTCGCAACAATCACTTCTCTTCCTGCCCTGTTGATCCGTCGCACCTCGGCTTGAGTTCCGCCCCCATACGTTCGGACGCTCAACCGCTCGTCCTTTCGCAACAGTCGCTCTATGTCTTTGACTGTCTTTGCGGTATCAAACCTTCCATCTCCACCGCGAGGCGGCATGATGTAGGTTTCTGCCCATCCTTTCTTTGGTTTTGCTTCCGGCTCCGGCTCCGTCCGCGCCGTCGCGCCATGAAGCACCTTTGCTGCAAAATCTGCCGCTTCCTCCATTGTATCGAACGTCTCGTCGTAATCCGTTCGCTTGCGGTCTGGCGAGTAGTGCCGCACTGTGTGTTGATACTTGCCGCCAGCTTTCCGATCGACGTTCACTTGCACCTTGTGTCCGTTTTTCAGTTTGAGCGTTCGCATGTGTGCGATCTTCTTCGACCATAGATCGTGATACTGACTCTTCTCAGTCGGCGTGCTCGATTTCTTACCGCTCTCAATCTCTTTACGCTGCGACTCTGAGGCTTTCGCAACAACGTCGCCTGGAATGAACATGCCGCCGTAGTATTCGTGTCCGTCGATGACTAGAGGCTTGTCCTTGGTGTAGCCCTTCGGCGCGTGCGTTGCGTCCATTCGCTGCGGACCACGCAGCGCCATGCGAGCCGCCTTCACCAGTTCCGCTGCCGACAGCACACCTTCGCCAACGGCTGCGGCTGGATCCAGTCCCATCATTTGCGGCTGCGATAAGTCGTCCATGCCGCCCATGCCATCGTCCATGCCGCCCATGGGGTCCATGCCGGGATCCATGCCGCCCATCGACGGATCCATACCTCCCATGCCTCCCATGGGTTGCCGCTGTTGCTCGAGGGCTTGCTTGGCTAAAGGCTTGTGCGACACGTCGAACGGAATCAACCGCCCAAAGTTGTTGATGATGCCGGGCTCGAGCAACTGCTCCTTAACGTCTCGCAAAATCACCTCTACCCACGGGTCCAGGTTTGCGTACAGGATTCCCATGGGGATCAATCGCCCCTGCCATGATCCCGTATCGTCAGCCTTGAGCACGCCATCGGGCACAAACATGCCTCGGAGCATTTCGCCGTCGAGGTCGCCTGGGTATTGGAGGATGTGCGAAGGGTTCGATGGGACGGTGGCTCGAGTCAGTTGCCACATGGGGTTGCCCTTGTCGTCGTACTGCGCCGGGGTGGTCGTCACCCCTCCCGCCTCGAGTTGCTCTACAATCTCCCGCGCGAGTTCGCGGTTGCTAACTTCATGCGGCGCATCGATGGTCCCCACGTCAGTCGAACCTTCTGGGTATCGCAGATCCGCTCCCCCGTAGGCATCCTTATGCATAAACAACCGGCGTACATCGATCGCACCTCCATCGAAGTGCTTGTCCGCCCAGGCGCGGTAGGCTCCCATTAACACCGATCGCCCGTACAGTTCGCCCGGCTGAGCATCGTAACTATGAAAAAACGACTCCGGAAAGCGCAGATCGACGTAACCCTCGAGGGCGCTCTTGACGTGCATGAACCGCACACCGCACGGTCGTCCGGTTTCCCCGGACACCAACACCCGCACATCGTTGGCGTGGCGTTGTTCAATGGTAGCGATTTCCCACGTCCCAAACTCTTCGGATCGCTCCCAGATCACTTCCATGCCGCTCCAGCCGTAGACCTGGGATGAGGCAATGTGCTCGAGGGCGCAAGACCATAGCTTGCGGATTTGACGCATCACCCATGCGCCGACCGATTCATCCTGGCACATCACCCCGACTTGCCATTGGCCGTTCATCTCGTAGCCGAACTCGACCCCCTGGATCGCCGCGCGGCGGGCTGCGAGTCCGATCTGGATCGTTTCATCAAGTAGGATCTGCTCGATGACCTGGAACGACATCACAGGTAGCTTTTGATGCCTGCGAAGCCACCATGTTTGAATTGGCGAGTAGCCCTTGGTCTTGGCGATCGGCTTCTTCAACGCATCGTTGATACGCCCGTCGTTTCGGCTGTCGTTTCGAGTCTGGTTGTCGGGTACGGTGCTCATGGCATCTTTCCACAATGTTTATCGACTAACAGTTGCATCGCTTGGGCTCTTGCGTTCTCTGCGATCTTCTCGTCGCCGTAGGCTGCAAGCCACAGTTGGTACACTGCTTGGTAATCGGTCGGCTCATACTGTCCTGCGTCGATCCGCTTTTTGGCACGAATCGACGGCATCAATTCCTCCAGCGCCACAATCTGTTCGCTGGTCAACTCGAACGGATTGATTCCGAGCTCTATTCCAAGCCGGATTCGCCGCTCGTATTTTTTTTTATGGCTTCAATAACTGTCCCGAGTTTGCTCCAGATTTGGAACGCTTCGGACACTGTTGCGCCCTCTACTCCCATCTTCGACAACTCACTTGCGACATCGGCAAGGAACGCGCGTGTCGCGTACACTTGGCCGTTCTTTCGCTCGAGAGTGTGCCTCGCTTCCAGTTCATCGCAAAGCAGTCGCATCTCGAGCACATCCAAGAACGCTGTGCGCTCCTGGCCGTCTCGTTTGTACGCAACGGAAAAACTGTCGGAGGTAAGATCGATCTGTGCCACGCTTCTGTCCTTCTTTTAAGGGTTGTCCGGTGGAGGATTTTGCGACCCGGTTCCACCCGTGCCGGGGCTTGTGGTGCCACCCTGACTGGTGCCATCACGGTTTTTCGACGAGTCCATGGAGGCCGGTAAATCTGAAAGCTGGTACAAGATTTCCCACTTGGCCGCGTACACTGGTTGGCAGTAAAAAATCCCGAGAAACGCTGGCTTAAATGACTTGTCGATCATTGTTACCTTCGCGCCGGGGATCGTTAATTTTGGGATCGGTATGTCGTATCCCACACGGATCGCCATCCCTCGATAAACGAGGCTAGTGGCGTAGCCAGGGTTCTTGGCGAGGATCGATGGAATCTCCGATCGCGCGTCGCGGCCTGCCTTTTTGAGTTCATTCAGGTTGAGCACACCGTCTTCCAGCGCTTCCGGTCCCATGGGAACCCAGTGATCTCGCTCCATGCCGTACTGGTAGAGATCCAGAAAGCACTCGAAGTGCGCCCAGCTTTCGTTAGGTGGCGGTAGCGGGTTGCAAAGATGATCGGGTTGTGTGATCGTCGGATCGATGTGCGGATGATGAATATCTCGCACGTCGGGAAGCTCGCCATAGACCTGATTGACTAGGCGATCGTCGTCAATCGGATCCGGTTCGAGGTTGCTGATCCCGCGATGTTCTTCAATGTGGTGTACGGATTGCTCCCACGGCTCCCACCGAAGCTGAATAGGCTGAAATAGACCGGATTTTGCAAGCCATGCTTCCATGTCGCCGAGGGTTCGGTAGCTGACACTTGCAGATAAACCGAGCCCAAAGATTTCTTCCTCCACTTCTATCTGATCGATCAGCACTTGGACTTGCTGCGACTGCGTATAGTAGATTCGCTTGAGTACGATCTGCTGGAATACGAACCACGCATATATCGTCGGCTGGTCGGCTGCGATCTCCACTTGGACGCTGATGTGGTGTTGCGTCGTCGCCATCTGCGATCGCGTTTTCGTCACCGAATGCGACGCGCGAATTTCGATCACACCTGGAGGGTAGGGCTGTCGCGTCTTGATCTGCGTATCGACAATCGCAAACGATAGCGTTGCCTTATCTTCTGAAAGTGAGTATTGCTGCCGACGCTCATAGCCCTCGGGCTTCTTGATCTTGATTTGATCTCGATAGTAGTCTGCGTTGTGGTTGATCCTGTTCGGAGAAACAAACACTTTCGCAACAGATAAAGATCCGTTCGTGGTGCGAGTTGTCCACCCACCGTTGTCGATGGAATACAACTGCGAGTAAACGAGCGAGGTAATCGGATTGAGGGTTTCCCCTGGAGATTCGGTAATCAGCACGTTGGCTTCCACCACCCAGTGCACCTCGATCGCCGAGGAATTGCTTGCCGCCATCGGCTGAAAGTGCATGAGCTTTGGGAACGGTCCTCCAAGACAATCCTTGATGTTTGCGTTACCTCCAATGTCGAGGTTGAACCCGATCCCTATTTCCTCGGCTATCAGCCTGCTACCACTGCGTGTCAGGTTTCTGCGGATCGTGTCCGCGTCGGATCCTAGCCCACTTACTTGCGCGATCACCGCATCGACTTCGATCTGTATCCGATGGTATTGCGTTTGGCGACCATCCGGCGTCTGCATAACCTCGATGCTAACTTTCCGCTTTTGCCCAATTCCAAGGGAAATTCCGTTGTAAGTAAGTGTTTCTGGCATTAAAGCGCCCTCATCTTTTCGACGAGTTGCTTCATTACTGCCGGATCAATCGCTTGCGGAGGCCCAAACGCATTGACTAGCATATCCATCATTGGATCGCCCTTGTCTCTGCGATTCTTCTCCTCTTCTCTGCGATCGTGCTTCGTCCAGATTCTCCCAACGGTTGTGGAGTGCTGCTCCCATTTCTCTCGCCACAGGGCATCTTCTTTGGCTTCGTCACCTAGCAAATTCAGCCAATCGATAATAGTCGCCTCGATAACTGCTGACGACGATCCGATCGCTTCTACGACGTTACTCGTCGTGTTAATCCCATCTATCAGCATTTCGATCAATGGAATCATACGTTCACCCAGGTCGACAAACCGATCCGTCACAACGTCCTTGAGGTTGTTGATAGCTTCGTCGAGCCTGTCTTTAGTCTCGCCAACTCGCGCCAGTGTTGCACCTCGCTCTTGAGCGCGATCGATCAATCGCATTTGCCGCCTAACGTCGGTTTCGGCGCGCTGCTTGGCGATGTCTGCGCTGTACCCCTCTAGTTCGTCCGCTTGCTTGGCGGCTGCATCTCCAATTTTGTCGAACGCCTTGTAGACCAAGTACCCTGCGGCTGCGACGGAGGCTAGCGACACTGCGACCGCTGCCGCTGCCCATCCTGGCGGACCCATCGCCGCTGCGAGCCTCGCCAATCCTCCAGCGGCTCGCGTTGCACCAGCTTCGAGCGCCGCTGCCCCCTCTGCTGCTCCTGCTGCCGCTCCTGCTGCTTCCCCGGCAGTGGCGGCTTCGGCGACCGCTGCGGTCTCGGCGGCTGCTCCTGCTTCGCCACCTTCTACCGCCTTGGCGACTTGATTGATGGTCCCAATGTCAGGCATCGACGCGCCGCTTGATTTGTTTTCCTCCTTCTCTCCGAATAAAAATTCGTCTTCGGCGGAAGACGCTTGAGCGGTGTGGTTCGGTTTCCGTTCGTCCGGCTTGTACGGAATGTTAAATTCGTCAAACATCCACTCGTCATCGTCCACGCCAGTTTTCGTAGCTTTCGTAGCGATGCTGTTGTTATGCAGATCCTCGATTGCGTTGCCGCTGTCATCTCTGATCGCTGCGTCTTTTTTTTCGGCTTCGGCTGTCCCTTCGATCGCACTGACAATTCGAGTTGCCGCGTTTGCTATGTGCGATGGATCGGTGTTAGCGTCAATTGCCTTTAGCGCTGGATCGCTGTCTGTGTCTTGCTTCACGGGCTCCATGCCGGGCTCATCGAAGAGCTTCGCCAATCCGCCAATCATAGAATCCAGCATCGATCGCCACCAAGACTGATCGGGCTGCTTAGACGGCTCGGGCTTCGCGGGCTTCTGCTCTGCTTTCACCTCCGGTGTCGACGGCTGCGGCTTCGCGGGCTTCTGCTCTGCTTTTGCTTCCGGCGTCGGCGAGGGATCCGGCTTGGTCGGCTTTTCCTCCGGAAACAAGAAAGCGTCGGGAGTATCCTCGGCTTTTACTTTGGTCGGTGCGGGATCCGGCGTCGGAACAGGCTCGGGCTTGGTAGGTCGCTCTTCCGGAAACAAGAAAGCGTCGGGAGTATCTTCGGCTTCTACTTTGGTCGGTGCAGGATCCGGCGTCAAAATGGGATCCGGCTTGGTAGGTGCTGGTTGCGGAGGCGGAGGTATTACTTCTGCCTCTCGTTCGAGTTTGCTCGCGGTCGCTAGTTCTGGCTTCGATGCCGCTGTAGGCTGCGGTGCGGACTGCGGTGCGGGCTGCGGTGTGACTGGCGTTTCTTTGTCTGCTTTGGTCTGTGTCTTTGGCGGCTCGCGACTATCTCGCTTGAGCGCAAGATCATTCGCGCGATCCGCGATCCTTTGGTATAATCGCACGGCTGCGAGAGCACCATCAAACACTTTCCGTGTTTGCGAGATTGTCTCGAGAATTGGCTGAAAAGACTTTGCGAGGTGCGACGAATCGACGATGATTTTCGTCGCTTCCTTGACCGCACCCAGATGCTTATCTCGAGACGATTCCTCTGGAGTCTTTTTGCTGGTCGTAGGAGCCCGATCGGCCTGCTCGTTTGCCGGGGTGGCACGAGTATCGGCTACGCTCGCAGGCCGATCGGTTTTCGTTGGTGATGGGGCAGGACTGGTCGATGGCGGCGCTGGGTCCGGACGTGCCGGTGCTGGTCTTGGAGGTGCTTCATGTCGCACGGGATCCGAGGTTGCCGTCGATGTTGTGGTTTCATCGACCAGTACGATATGGAACTTCGCGCCATCCACTTTGTGGCACTAGCTTGCTGCGACGAACGAGCCGTTGGTCTGGTTCGGATACGCGCGGAGCCGAATTGGCACTTCGCGAAGGTCTGGACCTTGCAGAAGCGTGACCGGGAAGTTTTCGTGCAACACTGTTTGGTACAGCGTGATCGTCGCTGGGAGTGGACCTGGGTTGACTTCCATCGCTGTCAGGACAAGCGGTTTGACGTTTGCGGTCGCCCCCCCAGCGCCGACATCCAACTGCCCGATCTTGGCAGTTACATATCCGCTGGCGTAAGGATTGATGAGAGTTTGCACCGCTGCCGCGTCGAACTCAATCAAGGTCATCTCGACGGTCACTTCCATGCCTTGGTTGATCGCATCTTGCGCTGTTTGACCCCACTTGTCGCCTTGTATGATCTTCTTCATAAATTGATGCGAGATCCTGTATCCTTCGCGAGTCTGTCCGACTGCGAGCGCGTTCCAAGTTGCCGTGTAACGGCCTGTTATGAATGCCATAGGTCATCTCCTGTTAGTTAAACAGCCGGGACAGTTAGCCACCTCGACCGCTCTGGTCGCGGCCTCCAAATTCGTGAACGTCGCAAGGTAGGCGCGGTCGTTATCGCAAGCGATCTTCCATCGCAATCCGCCGTCACCCTCGATCGGGCCTTTGGCGTCCTGAACTAAAAGATGTGTGAGAACTTGCACACCTACATAGGGCTGCTTGTACGCACCGCACTTGGGGCACGCGAAGCGATCGTGATCGACACGGAACGTGAAGTATTCGTTGGTTTGCGGGTTGGGCTTGCACTCAGTGTTCAGGCAGTAGCCCATCACTTGCTGCTTGGATGTTCGATCGCTGGGTATGATTACTCCACTCATACCGCCTCCAATCGCCGGATCCGGCCTAGGGTGACGCCGCGAGTCACTCCCGCCATAACGTCGGTGCCACCTGCCGACGCTTGGGACGACGCGCCATACGCATCTACCGCAACGCCACGAACGCGGGGATCGATCGAAACGAGTCGCAGATAGCCGATGAACGGTCCAGCCGTTGGTTTGAGGGCTGCGAGAATCTGGTTCGCTCGCACCGTGACCACTGCCTTCCAGTCGACCGCGTAAATCACCTTGTCGAGCAAGGCATTTACGCCCGAAAGTTGATCGAGGTAGAGCGTGCGCCGCTTGTCTCGAGGGACGCTGCGAGACCTCAAGAAGACGCTTACGCGACATCCGTACTCCAGATCCCGAGTCGTTCCGCTGGATTGATGCACGTTTCCGAGGCTGATACTGGCGGGCACGATCGAGACGTGCAGATCGCCCGCTGTCTGCGGTACAAAATCCTCGTCGGACTCAATGGTGCACTGATCGTTGGTCAGACCCAGTGCGGTCTTTACTGCTTCCTCAACGGCTTGCAAAAGGCAGGGTTCAGCGCTAAGCACCTCGAGCCCCCTTTGCGACTGCTCGCGTCAATCCGGATTGCAGAGCTCGCTCCAGCGCTCCCATCCATCGCTCGAGCCACACTTGCGGGCACTTGGCTGGCAGGAAAGGTCGGGCTGGGAGTTTCCGCTGCGGAACGCCGTAGTTGTGCGCGGCCGCGTACTTGACGTTGGTTCCGACGATCACACCGTTTGCGATAGTCTGGAACACTTGCCCGCCATCGGCATCGGGCAGCGGTGGTCGGTACGATACGCCATCGCTACCCAATTCGCCGGGGGACAGGGAGTTAAGCAGAACACCAGTATCTCGCAAAATCTCATGGGGACGGTTGCCGTAGACTTGGAGCTTGGTTTGTCCGCCCTCGGCCTTGATTCGATTCCACGCCATGCCCGCCGCGATCGATCGGGCGGTTTCGGGATCGTACTTAGTAATGAGCCATGCGAGGTTGCGCCGGAAGTAGAGGCGCCACTGCCGCAACTGTGCAGCCGACAGAAGCCCGGTCCCAACAGGCGCGTACTTGTGACCCCTGTTCAGCCCAGCCGCCCGCTTGAGTCGAGTTTGCTCCCCTGGTCCGAACCTACGAGAGTAGGCTAGCGTTGCAGGCTGCAAGGGAGCCCATTTTACGCCATCTTCGCCTACACCCCCTCGAGCCTTGCGAACGAAGTCCGCGTGAATGTCCGAGAGTGCAGCGAATCCTAGTGCGGTAAAAACACCTCGCGCCGTGTTTTCTACGTCGGGAGCCTGTCCAACCAGCGCAGCATGAATGCGGCGCACCATGGCTGCGGCTTGCTGCTTGTCGCCTCGAAAGTATGCCCTAGTAGTAACCAACGCGGGTAATCTCCGTGTCTTGCGGGCGTTCCTTGGGCATGTTGGTCGAGTTGATTGCGACTCTCTGTTGCCGCCGTGCGTATCGTCGATCGATGTGCATGTTGCTGAACATCGGGACGTTGATTCCCTTGAGTCGAACGCCTGGGATCCGCATCTCGTCGCGCATGATGAGAGGGAGTTTTTCAACGATCCGTTGATACTCGGCGACCAGCGACTCAGGCACAGGATTACCTCTGCGTTCGCACAGATAAACCGCCGACATCACTACGCACCATTGGCGTAGCATTCGATTGGTTTTCACTCCCTCTTCCTCGTAGCGACGAAGAACGTAGAGATTGATCTCGTCGGTGGCTTGCGCAATGCAATCCTCGAGAGTGGCCTCTGAACCGCGCAGGTCATGCGCAGCGAACGCCGCTACTCCGGTGTCCCCGAAGAAGTTGGTAACGTCTTCGGGGGTCGCATAGTTCCATGTAATTGCCACCGCTACTCCGTTTCATCGCACTAGAACACGACGGTTCCGATTGCGAGGTTGCTGGGGACTTGGTGGAGCATCAAAGCGTTGTCGAGGACAAATAATTCGGTGCTCGTTGGGTTGGAAATTTCTCGCGACCATGCGGACAGGCCGAATCGCTCGGTCTTTGGTCCACCGTCGTACTCGGCGACAGGTTCACCGGCGACGTAGCATTCGATGTCCGCGCCGCCGGTCACGGTGTCCGACGCGACAAAGAACGCAGTGTTGGCGGGAACGTGCGGGGTAAACACTTCTGCGCCGGGTTCGCCGATCTCGAGACCTTCATCGGTGATGCACCATTCGCACCATGGCATGAAGCTCAGGCGAGCCTTAAAGTTTTGCACAGGCTTCCCATCAGGTCCGCTGGCAGTTTCCTTGGACAAAATCTCATAGGGCTGATTCGCCGTACCGTGCGCCTCTTGCACCGCATCATTTTTGAGGACCAGCGACCAGATTTGCGACGTGGTAACGATCTTTGCCAAACCGGAGCCCGTGAGGCGTTGGAACGCCGCATGGATCGAGTACAGGTTGGTCGGGATGTCCGCCGATGCGGTGGTTGCCCACGATGTGCTTATGATGTTCCCACCCCCGACCATGTTCAGTTGCGACTTGTTGCCCGCCGGAACGCGAGTCTGGAGTTGACCCGACGAGTTGGCGCTTGCATAGGTCCAGTACCACGAATCGCCAACGATCTTGTAGTACAGGCTGTCGCGCAGCATCCCGACCAACATCGCAGTTCGCCAGTTGGATGCGAGTTGAGCTAAGTAGCCGGTCTGCATCTGGATCATCTTGGCTCCCGCCTTGTCGCGGGTTGCCGGATCGTCGATCCTTCCGATGTTGTTCACCTGTTCCGCCAGCAGTGGGATCGAAGAGTGCATCCGAGGATACTCGAACGGAACTCGCGATGCGATCTGCATCTGCATCCGTCCAGCTGCCGTACCGGGCGCTCGGCCTTGAGCCGTCTTGAGGGTGTTGTTGAAAATGTGATAGGCGCCCAAGCGTCCATGCCCCATGTTCGTTTCATTCGGCCCGCCGGGCTGCACACCAAATTCCTTGAGCAAAGCTCCAGAAGCCTCTACCCGCTGGCTGATAACCTTGGTGAGTACCTGTGGTTTGAAAATATCTTGAAAAATGTTTGGCATCTTCTAATCCTTGGTGCCACCCTTGGAAGAAGAAAATCGTGGTCTTGGAGCTTAGCGATTAGGCTGGCAATTCATCGTCGAAAATGAAGCAACGCCCAACTGCCTTCAGCGCCGTCCTTGCAGCCGATTCATTGGTGTGCCCAACGAACGCAGCGCCCTGGATGAGCAACTGCGAAGCGCGGATGTCGCCCGAGACAAGGATCCGCACAGTCTGGTCTTCGTTGTTGCCCGAGTCGTCAATGACTCGAACGTCGTCAAGCAAGATCCCGACAGGGTTCTGGCTACCGTCTGACGCACCAGCGACGTACTGGACAAGTTTTCTGGAAGCAGTGATCTGTCCGAGCACCATCCCCCCTCGCAACGTGGTGGTTGGGGTGTTGACGGCATCGCGGGCTGTCCCTGCGAGAATGCGAGTGACGATAGTAGCGCGAACGCGACCATCAGAAACGAACAAAATCGGACGGGTTGCGAGTGCATCAGTTACATTTCCTACGCCAAGAGCCATGGTTTAGTTCCTCGGTGCCACCCTCAGAAGAATTGTGAGTTAGTTGCCAGCAATGAGTTTCAAAAGGTACGCTTCGCGCTCTGGGGTTAGCGCCTCAGGGTTCTTTGGTTCCGCTACACTCATGCGAGCCAGCTTGGAGCCACCGCCCGCGCGGTAGGTCGATGTCTTGAAGGTTCCGACAGGGATCACTTGCCGGGACTGCATGAATCGCTCCACGTCGCCCTGCTTGGGCTTGCTGTACGGATCGAGCGACAGCCGCTGGGCTGCGACCTTGGCCGCGTACAGGCTGAACTCTTCGTCGAGGATCTTTCCCGAATCGCGGAGCCCCTCGAGTCGACCGAGCAGTTCGCGATGGTAGGCTCGCTCCGCGTAGGCTCGCGAGTTGCGAACGAGGGCGGACATGGTTTGGATCTCAGGCGAGACAGCCACGGTCCCGTTGTCTGGGTTGCCGCCACCCTGCCCACCGTTACCGAGCACCATGCGGATGTTGTCCACAATGTTCGCGGCGTTTGTGTCCTCCGGAAGTTGCACGCCCACTTCCTGCATCACGTCGACGATCATCTTGATGATGGAATCGGCATCACTCCTAGACTCGTCCATGTCGTTGCCGGGAGGGGCTGCGGGAGCCGCGTCGGAATCGTAAGCCATGTCCATGCGTAGCACCTTGGGTTTGAATATAGTAGGTCTTATGCCCATCCGGATGCCGCACCCCATCAGGGCTGGCTCGGCTGGAATAAATGGTCCTTGCGAATGATCGACCGGGTAATCGACCAGATCGACACTTGTTATCACGTCCGCGTAGGTGTGCCCGTGCCCATCGCGAAACTCAGGAAAGATCACAGGCGACACAAAGACCGAATTGTTCTCGACCTTCTCGATCGCCGAAGGGGTCATAATTTCCACGGTGATCTCGGCGGATTGCCCGTCCGGAGTCACCTTGAAGTCGACCATTCGGCCCTCGGTGTTGTGAGCGCCGCGTGTATCCCGCCGGGTCAGAGAGTCCATGGCGATCGGAGACAGCATCTCGAGATCGTCGAGATCCGCATGGTTGAAGTGCATCGGCACCGCGTACCCTGCGTCCTTCAATCGCCCAAACTGATCTTCCCAGTGGCGCAGACGATCGGGAGTAACCGTGACAGAGCCATCGCCGCTTTGGTACTCGTTGACCGACAACACCGCTTTCCGGAACACCTTGCCCATGGGGGAAGGTTAGACCGGGACGAATACCGCTCCAAATCGCCTCTGACGCTGCTTGCGCTGCTTGCGCTGCAAGGACAAGAATCTGGAAGAAAACTGGGATGTACCTCCAGATGTACCTCCAGATGTACCTTCAGATGTACCTTCAGTTGTACCTTCAATCCGTCTCAAAATCGTTCGACGCCGAGCGAGATGCCCCAGACTGTCCAGGAATGTCCTGGACACGGTCGGACAAGTTTGGATTGTCTGCGATTGTCTCGGACTGTCGCGGACGGTTTAGCAGATGCTTCTCAGGGTTCTCGATCCCGTTTTCCTTCAGAAGAATCACACAAGCATCATCAACCGCATGCATGCATGCATGACTCTCATCTTCTCTTCTCTGGTCCCCCACGTCGTCCCGATGGAGTCCCTCGTCCTGTCCCGGTTTTGTCCCTAATTTTGTCCCGTTTACAGGGGGACGAATACCGCTCCAAATCGCCTCTGACGCTGCTTGCGCTAAGATGATGAAAAGTATGGAAAAAAGTATGGAATCCATACTTTCGCACGATGGAATCCATACTTTCGCACGA